CTTCGTTTCAATGTAAAAATAATAAATATAATTGTCTTTGATACCCAAAAATCCGTGAACAGTTGGTCTAACTATCGAATTATCCCAACCTTCGTCCAAATATTCTGTCGTTGCTCTAAATCCATCAATTATAATCGGCGCACCCGAAACGGCATATTTAACATCTTCATCATATAAACTGTTGTACTTATCAATAAAAACTGTATTGTCATTACAAATAATTAATGTAGACACGTCTTTTGTCTTAAACTGATCAGACGCATTTTGACTTGCATAGAAATAAACCTTATTATCCTTGACTTTTCGTTCCTTCAAATATTTTAAACATGGCGATGAAAGTGTGTTTTCATCTGTGTCGGCTACAAGGTTTGCCACTGGCAAAGTAAAGAAAATTCCATCCTCTTTGAAGTTTGCAAAATAACCAAGATTAAAATATGTATCTTCGTCCAAGTTGCTCTTTGATTTATCAACCAATTTAATTTGGAATCTATTTGATGGTATTCTCAACATACAAATACCATTATGCGAAACTATCTTTGTTTCATTTTTATTCAATAGTTTAGAATACCTATCTATAACTATGTTTAAATCATCTAAATGAGCGAGTTTCTTCTTATTAAATATGTCATTCCAATGTTTTGTTTCATCATCAGTAATAACTCCATCGTCCTTCAAAGTTTTTGTTCTTTCTTCCAAAATAATTGGATATACAACTTCTCCATTCGGATCAAATACTTTGTATCCCTGCTCAATTCTTTCTTTGGTGCATTCAGCAATAGCTTTTTCTTTATCTGTATATGCACAAATTTGTGAACTATCCCATTTACCATTGTTCCAATTTTTACGCACTCTATAATATCCCATTTGTTCACTCTCCTTATTCTTCATCAAGACGTTGTTGGTATTCGGTAAAATACCATTCTAATTCGTCTCTAAAATTTTTAACCGCCTTTGACACTTTATCTTTCGTTGTAAAGTAAATAATATTTGGTTCTCTTCTTCGAGAGCATCTTCCTATTTCAAATAGACTGGAACGATAGTTATATGCAATAAAATATTTAATAATCCCCTCATTTTTCCAATCAGATATAGAAATAGCCTTGTCATTTTGTGCCTGCCACTGTTTTAGCTGACGCAATAACCTATCAGCTCTTGCATTGTTCTCAGCAATGGTTTTATCGCTGTAATAATTGCCTACATCATAACGATTTTGGTCAAATAGGACGGTATTCTCATCTTCTATTACTAAATCTATAGTATTGACAAAATAATACTTCTTATTGTTACATTCTTCTCTTCTCTCATATCCTGTTCGGCTTCGTTCCTCAGCCAATCCTAATATTTTAGCCTGTTCCTCCGTCATTTCAACTTGGACGGTTTTTCCATTTGCACTAATTGTTGCTTTCATATTAACTATCCTCCTTATTTGTTGACCTATTCTGCAATAATTATTTCTATATCATCTGTATCTTTGTTTTCTATTGGTAGAGTGCTGTTGTATTCTCTAACCGCTTCGATATAGCGGTTTAGCAGAATTTTTGCTTTTCTTTCATCGCCACAATCAAAATGCACAACTTCATCATCTATGTCTTCGTTGTCACCTCTTATATATAAAACATCTAATCTCATTTGTGGGCTACACGAACTTTCAATATATACACCGTTAGATGCAGAAAAATGAAAGTGCCCTCGTTTTATTTCATCGCCTTGTTCTAATACTTTCATTAACAATATATGCTGTATTCTCCAAAATTTAATTTTTAACATTTTATTCGCTCCTTATCCTATTTTGATAAATACTCCGTTTTTCTTACTGTCTGCCGATGAACTTTTGAGATACATTATCTCATCTACACGAACACCGCTTTCTTCCCCGTAATAATCTTCGGGATAAATTATGGATACATTCGCTTCTTCCGGTACACTATTTAATATTTCTAACATTTCTTTAACTTTCATTGTCCTACTCCTTTTTCATTCTTCTTTTTATTCTTTTTCTATTCCTTTTCTGCACTGCTTTTGAAGTCTGCCCCACCATTTCAGTGCAAGATATGCTGATTTATGTTGAATTAACCACCACGTCCACAGTTAGGGCAATAGCATTCAAAGTATGTTTCCGGCTTTCCACCGCATACTTTCAACTGTGGCATACCATAATAAACACTATAGCTACTGTTCGGCTTGTGGTCGCAACATATACAGGGCATTATTTTATTGACTTTCATTCTTACTCCTCCGCAAACTCGTCTAAATATATCTCAAACTCGTCCTCTGTTTCATCTACGAACGCATATACCGCTCTGTCCTTACCTCTTTGAGAACCACTAACAAAAATACTCTCATAACTACCTGCTTGCTTTATGAATGTATCTTCGTCAATTTCTTCTACTTTAAAAAATCTCATTTCATTTCCTCCATTATTTCATCTACACATTTTGCACAATAACAGCCTTCAAGACCTTCTATTTTGTATAGAAAACTCATCCACATTCGATTTCATATGCCTTTATCAACACATCTTTTGCAAGAACCTTGACCTTCGCCCTCGCAACATGTAGCTTTTACTTTTTTTAAATCATTCATTTATTTTTTCCTTTCAATCTTTTTACAATCTCTGAACACTTGTTAATATAAGATCTTGTTACTCGACCACCGTTTATTTTCTTTTTATCTTTTTCGTTAATAGATACTTCAAAAACATTAGATTTGCTTATTTCTTTCATCATTAATATTCTCCTTTTTTATTTTTCATTTTTAACGCTTCTTTAAATTCTTGTTCGGTCATCTTATCGCTGTTTCCGATGTACCTTGTATATCCCTTATTAATACTTTCTCCCATTGTTTTGAAAGCATTTGACAAACCTCTAAAACTTTCAGCACATACTTCTGCACTTTGACCAAAATCGTCTATCTCCGTTGAAACAGGTTTTTCGTTACCGTTACAATAGTGTAAAATCAATGCAAACATTCCCGTTCCACCGGCGAAACCAATTATCATAGCCAATAGTAACATTAATACTTCTTTCATGGTTATATTCTCCTTATTTCTTTTTTGTTTTCTTCTTTAGTTTGACTTTAAGATGTTCCATCAACTTGTATTCTTCACTATCCCACAATCCATGCGCCAATAAGCTGTCTTGTTTATTGCACACCAGTTCTAATAGTTTTTGATACTCTTTTTGTTTCATGTTTTTTCTCCTTTCTGTACTTTCCATTACAATAATCTATAAATAAACTCTTAGATATTCTTCTTGGTTTATGTGGCGTAGTCATAATCTTATGTATTTCGTTTGATAAGTTTTTATCTTTAATTTTATTTATGTCATCTTTAATTAACTCAAGAATAAGTCTATTTCGTTTAATCTTTTTTCTATATTGATCTACTTGTTGTCCATAATATCCTCCACGTTGCATTGCAACACCACTCAGTTTTGTTTCATCCTCTACAAGAGTATGTCTGATATCAAAAATTCTTAAATCCATTTCTCTTTCAAGATATTTTATACTTTCATAATATCTATCCAAATTTGAAAGTATTTTGTTCGCTGATTGCAATACATTCGCTATATTCTCCAAATCCAATTCAGCATCTCCATAGTAAGTATATGGATTATATTCATCTGGTAAATGAGGTGTCTTTAACAATCTGTCTATGTCCATTGATTTAATATCATCAACATCATTTAAATTTTCTTCACAACAATTCTCTGGTTTTTCAACGGGCATATAACCATCTGTCAATTCGACAACACGACTTCTTCTTGAATTCCCTTTCAAGAAATTTTGTACTCTTTTGGTCTTTAAGAAACCCAATGCAGCTGGGAAGGTCTCAAACGAGTTGGCTAAAGTCGGATTACCTGACCATGCCAATCTCCCGTTTGGATTGGTTCTAATGTATTGTTCTCCATTCGTGATTACATATATCATTG